CCATTTGATCTTTCATATTAAACTCCATACGAGTTGGTGGCCATGTATTACTAGCAGCTGGATCACCCATGTCTATAGTGTACGTACCAGTACCTGGTTTAGGTAATTCCAAGGCTCTTTCTACTTTACTTTCTAATTCTGCAAACTTAGAATTAATGCTAGCCATTAAACCAAAATAAGCAGATATAACAGTCGCAACAGCAACCACTATAGTTATTAACGTTTTAATACTAATTTGAAATTTGCTTTCTTCTGAAAGTTCTTTTGCCATTTTTAATATTATTTAAGATACGTTTTCTAAACCTGTTCCTCGTTTTTCTTCTTTTCTAATTATCTCTGATACTCTAGCTGAATTAATATATTGTTGGTCTTTTATTTTTCTTCCTGTACGCTTATAACCAATTCCAGATTTTCTTCTAACTTTTTCTTCTAACTCACCAGTTTTAGGGTTAAAAACCGCTTTTCTTTTTGCCCATTTTTTTACTTCTTTACCTTTTTTATCTAATCCAGTAAATTTGTAAGTTTCAGTAAGTGGATTTCCATATTTATTTTCCTTACCATAAAGTCTTTCTTGCTTACCAATACTGTCGATTTTTCTAGATCTTTTACCAGTAAATATATTTTTTTTAGCTTTGTTTTTATCTTTTACAACATCTTCTTTTATAAATCTCTTTCTTGTTTTAGTTTTGCCGTGCCTATCGCTCCTTGCAAAACCTGTGAGTGGATTAATTTTGGGATCACTTGTGTTTTTTCTTTTCCATCTTTTCCCTGTTGTCTTTTTTTCCGTTCCATAAAAATCAGAAGCAGAACCTCCGCCAGCCGCTAACTCTTCTTCAGATAAATTATATTTAGCCCTTCCTTCTGTAGGATTTTTTCCAACTAATTTTTCTCCAAGCTGACTTACGTAAGGTCTATCTTGCCATTTTATATTTTTACTTAACTTTACATCTTGCACATCCTCTGATTTTAATATTTTATCAGTTGGATCTACTTTTTTCATTGCTGAACTAGTACCTTCACCAAAGTTTATGCCTTTCATTTTAAACGCCATAACTATTTTTTATTTTTAGTTTGTTTTTGTTTCATTGATTTGCCACTTTTAGCAGCTCTCATATAATCAATACATTCCTTTATTCCTGGTAAAGAGTTAATTCTATACATTTGTTTTTTAGCCATAATTATTTTATTTTAAATTTTACCTTACCGTTTTGTATATATAAACCGTTAGGCTCTCTAATTGCTTGCCCATTAATATTATATATTACACTATTTTCACTAGATTTATTTAGTAATTCAGGTATATTAGAGCTACAAGGTAATCCAGTATCACAATCAATGTATTCTGTAATAATAACATCAACATACTCTATTATAGTATCTATAGTAAAAAATTCCACATATTCCGTTTCTATTATAGTATCAAATACCACAACCTCAACTTCTTCGATTACGTCAATGTATAGTGTATCTAATATATCTTCATATATAGTAACTGTATCAGTCACGTATACAAACTCAGGCACAAACGTTTCTATAAATACAGAATCAATTACAATTTGAGTTATATATTCTGTTTCTACAATTGTATCTAATTGTATAATTGTTTCATAAATATAGAAAGGAACCTCTAATGTATCTATTACAGGAACATCTATATATACAGTGTCACAAGAAGGTGGTGGTGGTGGTGCACAGTCACCCGGTACAGTTGGGACAGCATTGTCTTCATCAGAACCATCAACACAATCTTCCCACCCATCATTTAAATAAAATAAATTTTGATAACCATTAGGTACACAGCCGTTAGGGGAATACTGTGTCCAGTTTGCTGGATCATCTCCACAATAAAACCCGTTTTGTTCTGCACATGCGATGCATAATTCTTGGAAGTCGTATTCTTGCGAATAAGTAAACGAGCTTATAAACGCAAATAAAATTATAATATATTTTTTCATAGCTATTTGTTTTTTAATTCTTTCTTTTTTTGTTTTAATCCAGCTATAGCAGATTTTAAATTATCTTGAGCTCTTTTGTTACCTATTTTTTTTATTCTTTCTATCTTAAGATCTCTAATACTTGATTTAACTTCTTTTAATCTTCTTTTATTTTGTGTTTTTTCTTCATTAGCTTCAAACCCACCTGTATCATAGCCTCTTTTCCCATTACCATTACCATTTTTCTTTAATGGAGAATTAAATTTACTCATATCAATATGGCTTTTATCTTTAGTAAATAATTCACCATCACCTCTTTCAATAACTTTATTTTTCATCTTCAACATTAAATTTTCTAAATTTTTAATTTTAGTTGAATCATTATCCATTTTAGCCTCGTGGTATTCGTTATCATAAATACCTAGTATTTCACCTTCTAACCTACCACTATCAGCTGTATTAATAGTTAATGTAGAATCACTGGGTAGTTTAGTATCATCTTTTCTTTTAAAAGGTGGTGGGTTGGGTGTCTTTTTTTGCTTTGGAATTTGCTTAGATATATTTTGCATTGGCTCAGTAGCCCAATCCATAGCATCTTTATAGCCAGTTGCTCCAGTGAATTGTTCTATTTCTTCTTCTGAATAACCTTGATTACGTAATAAGTCAACAGCTTTATTCATTTTTTTCTCTGATCTAGGAAATTTTCTATCACTTTTTTTAGTACCATACGTAGGAGAGTCTACAGTAGTATGCCCAACGTGCTTTCTAGTTAACCTTTTAGCTTTATTAATTTTTCTTATATTTAGACCTGTTCCTTTTCCGGGGTCAAAGCCTTTCATTTTATATGCCATAATTTTTTTATTTTCTAATTTTCCATTTTATATTTCCAGTAAGTCTATACATAAAGTTATTAAAATAATCTGGCTTAACATTGCCAGCTGCTAAAGCCTCTTTGTATTTTTGTTTTGCTGTTTTTTCGTCTACTTTACCAACGCCTCCAGTATCATGCTTTGATCCTTCTACTGGAGTTTCTTTTGTAAAAGCAGAATACCCTTTCATTTTAAATGCCATATTTTAAAATATTAAATAGTTAAATCCAAACTTTACTTCAAAGATTTCTTTGCCCCAGTATCTCATATGGACACCTTCTACAAATAAACCTAAATGCTTAGTTAGTTTTGTTCCTAAAACTAAACCAGCATCCCACTCTATATTATCACCATCGTATTCATATGAATAATCATCTAAACCATAATGATATGGTAGACAGTTGAACCAAGCGTGAGCCCAAGCTGTTGGTGTATATTTATAATAAGCTAAACCTACTACAGCGCTTATTTCTTTTTGCATTCCTAATTTCTCTAATTCTCTTTCATTAAATCTAGCAACCGCATCTCCAAAATACCAATTATAAAATTCGTCATTAGACGTTGCTATTAAAATAGAATCACCATCAGAAACATCGTACCAATTTTGATCTACATAAAAACCTTGAACCCATTGCTCTGAAGCATATCCAAAGTCCTCTGCTAAATCTTGAAATGTATTTTCTCCTGGTACCCAAAAATCTTCAATAGGATTTATACCATATACTGGATGTACTCTAAATACGGTTCCAACAGTAAAATCCCAATTACCTTTATTTAATCTAAATCTATAATCAAGAGAAGAATATTTTAAATTTACCCTTTGATTGTCCGCGTATTGAACTTTTGCGACAAATTTGTTACCAAGGTATCTAAGCCAAAAATTTTGTTCAGTGAACTTATCACCACGATTACGTATAAAAGAATAATTAAAAAGATACTCCCAACCATTAGCGTTCCCAATAGTAACGTTATCTGCAATATTGTCTTCAGTCCCGTAATAAAATGTTTTAACCTTGTACTCATAATCCATTCGTGCTATTTTCCGTAGGCCTATTGTTAAATTGTAATCATAAGGCGAAACCCACGTAACGTCCTCATAACCTTTATCAACTGCTATATAATCCTCTGTTTCTATCATCGATGTGTTCATTGTCATAGATGTATAGAAGGTTGAAAACTTAAAGAAGTCTTTAAACTGCGCTGTACATACTGTACTAACTAACAGAAATAATAATAATATATTTTTCATTTTATAAATCTAAATCTTTACTATCTAATAATGTATATGTGAAACTATTACCCCACTTATCTCTAGCAACTCTACATATATCCATAAATTCATGCCAATCATCATTAGCTGCTATTACTTGACATCCAGCTGACCACTTGTCTACTTTAGTAGATTTCTTACCTCCCCATTTTGTAGCTCGATGTATGTTAATACCAAACAAACCCGTCTGAGTATTATCATCGCTTAAATCAAACTTACCATCTTTATTAGCATCTCTGTATACTGTAACAGGACCATTCTGCCCTAACGCTTCATATCTACCTTGGTGTAATCTAATTTTATGAGAACCGGGATACTGCCCTTCTTTCAAGACGGCCACACCTTCCTTTCTCATTATATTCTCCACCCAATATCTACCGGGGTCGGTCGTACAATCATAGCAATAAAATTCCCATTGACCATCACACATAAATGATAATGTAATCTTGTCATCGAATTTATTTGTTACCTCTACTCCAGTGTCAGAATTCCTAACTCCTACTACGTTAATATTATAGTCACCTGTTTCGAACCATTTGTACCCTTTGGCTTTTACACCTTGCTCTATTATTTCTTTTGTTAATTTCATTATTTTAATATTACTGTTAAATTAGGATTCCCTGACCCGGAATCATGAGATATTCTTAAATTATATTTTGATGAATTAAAAGCTAAATTATCTTCTATTACTAACGTTGCGCCTGATGGTATTTTAGTATCTCTAATTATATAATATACGTTAGTACCATCATAATAGTCTACACACACGCCAGTCGCAGTACTGCTATTATTATTAGATATTAGCATTTTCATAAAACGACCATGTTGCGCCCCACCTTTTTCTACTAAGACTGTTGTTGTTCCAGATGTTATATTTTTATATACTGCCATTATGTTGTTTTTGCTATTGTTATTTTTCCCCCATATATTAGATCTGATGTATCACCTGGGTTAAATACTATAGTAACAAATTTTTCACCATCTCCCACGATCTCTTTTCCAGTAATAACGCTTTGATCAGTATTAAACGCAAATGCTAATGTAGCCGCAATAGGAGTTGTCCCATCAATCACACATTGATATGCTGTAAATGTAGCGGCGGTACTACCTCCATCAGTACCATTTATTCTAAATGTACTAGCGGTATATCCTTTAGGTATTATTTTTTGACAAAAATAAAAAGTGCCAGCATTGCTTGGTGCCATTGTTTTTCCATTTGATGGAGTAGCTATTTCACCCACTTGTCTATAACTACTAGCTGTTATAAAATCAACAGGCATTAATGGAATAAATGTTTCAGACACAGGGCCTATATTGCCCCCTCTAAATATTCCATTTGTATTTACATAATTCAACGCACCCGCAACTTCTAATTCTATATTACCTGCGGAATCTAGCGTAACTGTTGACCCCGCTAGTTCAGCTGTACCTACTGCTGTTATTGAGGTATTTTCTGATGAGTCAATATCTAATCTACCTGCGTCTATATCTACAATATTATCTGTATCTGCATTTGCATCTAAATGAAATACTACGTCAGATAAATCTGGTGCTGCTATAGTATATTTACCAACAGGCGTAAACGTCATCGCTCCAGCTGATGTCATATTATCTCCATCAATATCAAGATCACCAGCTATTGTAGTTGTAGATGCGGGTCCATAACCTAATTGCACGTCAACTACATCACTAGCAAGGCTTTCAGCCAAAATCACATTACGCATAGCATTTCCAGAAGCATCCCGCGCAGTTATTTGAAATGTTCCTTTTTCAGATCCAGCAGCTGTTTCTGCAATTTGGCTACTAAACTCAACAACTTTAACAGAAGTACCACTATCATTATCACCGTAAAATCTAATTGCGCCAGCAGTATCTCCATCAACACCAGTACCTCTTTCGTTAATAAAATCTAGAACGCCTCCAGCAGTGTTATTACCAGTATTTTTAATTATAACTTGGCTATTAGTAGCATTTGTAAATGTAGAAGTTAAAGCGTTAATTGAAAGGGCTGTTCCGCTATACGTGAAATTAGCCTCAGCTGTAATAGGGCTAGCACCGGTTCCGGTAAGAACTGAATTGTCAGTAAGACTACTAGCTCCACTACCACCATTTGCTACAGGTAATACACCAGTTACTTCTGAGGTTAAATCAACAGCACCACCAACCTCTGACGCTTTTACTATTTTATTATTTGAGTCTAGCCCAAGATTGCCCCCACTAGCGATCGTTCCAGATTCTATTGCTTCTAAATAAACATCAGAACGAAATCTAGATATAAAATCCCATATGTGCTGACCTATCCATTTCATTTATATTTTTTTGTTTTCTTATAAGGATTGTGATCGTATCCTTTTTTTTCTAAAGCTAAGTGCTCTTCGTGAGTCTTTGCTTTTTTTGTTTTATACATATTATGAGGTTTAAACCCCTTCATTTTAAACGCCATATTATTTAATTATTTTTATGATCCCTGCTGCCGTAATAACCGTTACCGCTACACAGACTGGGCAAGGACACATTATACTTCGAATCCAAAATTTAGAATCATAAATCTAAGTCTTGAACAATTTTTTGTAGTACACGTGGCACAAGGACACAGTCTGAATTCAAACAGTGTCCACGTACCTAATCGTAAACTCAATTCGTATACTTCTTTTTTATTTCCTGCATTCCAAGAGTTTATCCAATTCATATCAATTATATTTTAGTTTTAGAAAATCCCATCTTACATAGTAACCACATCATAGGTTCTACTTTAAAGAAACAACAGATAGCAAAATACATTGCGCACCATATTTTTCCTCCAAAAAACCCAAATATCATACCCATTACCATATACATAGTAATCATGAAGTATAACATTCTTAATGAAGTCCATTCTTTCCAGTTTTTAAAATTAATCCATTCAAACGTTATTAATGATTTTAATGTCACTAATCCGTTAAAAATAAATTCTTTAATAGTATTAATCATATATTTTTCTAATTTGGTTATACTATACTATTATTACATGTTTATTGGTGAGCATAACATTTTTTATTTGTATTCTCTGTTTTGTTCTTACATCTCTGTCCGTTAGATTTAGTTGCTGTACACCTATATTCTTTCTTACCGTCACCATCAGTATCGCTTCCATCTTTGAATTCCGCGTGATGAACACACTTCCAAGATTTTTTATTTGTCTCAGTTGTATTACCACACCTTCTACCATTTGATCTTATACCAGAACATCTAACGGTTTTAATTCCTTTTTCTTTTTTCTCTTGTTCTTCTTTTTTCTTTTCCTCTTCTTTCTTTTTCTTTTCTTCTTCTTTTTTAATTTTCTTTTCTTCTTCTTTTTTCTCTTTCTTTTCTATTTTAATTTCTTCTTTTGCTTTTTCTATTTCTTCATCTTTTACACCAACATCCCATCTATTCCAACCTAGTACTAGCGCAACCCTTTGCCACATTAAATGATTTCCAGTTATTGCTTCTTCTAAGTTATTAGCTTTGTTAACAACCCTAGCCAATGGTATATTAGTTACAGCCTCTATAATACTAGACCACTTTCGTAAGTTTGGATTTTCAATACTCCAACCTACTTTTTCTCCAACTCCTTCATTATATAATTCTGTATCAAAAGCACTCATTATTTTTCTCATCTTAGAACCTATTGGCGGAGATAAATTTACTAATTCTTGTGCTATATCCCATTTGTCTCGTTTCCACCTTGGTAAATTTTTTTGTTTATGCCACTGTATAATAGTATTTTTAAGAGTAGATAATAAAGCCCCGTATAAACCAGTACCACGTAAAAAAGAATCTAAAGCCTGATTCATTGTTCTTACTGTTCTATTTTCAATTTCTTCTTCGTCATCTCCCCACATTATAGCCGCTAACGCCGTTTGTAAAGAAGCAAATACTATATTTTGAACCATTCCATAATATAAAATTTTAGATACATTAGTTTTCCAATCGCCTCTACCATATCTTAAATCAGACAAAGCCTTTTTCGTTAATCTACCCATTTGCATTGTAACGTTCTGAAACGCTAAAACCATTCTACCAAGAATGCTAGCTTGTTGTTGTGATACTAAATCTTCTCTTGATGATTGTTGCGTTTCCTCTGCTATCTCTTGAAAATCTAACATTGCTTGATCATGAGCTTCTTTATTAGACATTCCTTCTTTTTTATATTTATTTAATCTGTTTCTATAAAAACTAGCTCCACCAAAAGCAATAGCAAAACTATCAGCAATTTGTGTTGGTGTAAAACCTTTTTGTAATAAATAACTAATAACAGCCGCTGGCGTACGTTTTCCTTCTGCAAAAGCTTTAGCTAATTCTGAAGCAGAGACATCAGTTTGTAGTCCCCCTCTTCTTTGTTTTAATTGATCAGAATTAAACAACATTACAAAATCTTTCCAAAACTGTACTTGATTGGCAAATGCCGCTGAAGCTTTAAATATATTATTGTCACTCCAATTAATAAAGTTAACAGTAGATATAGTTTGAAGTAATGCTGATCTCATATTAAAAAACATAACCGCACCAACAGAGCCGTTTATCCACTCAGTAAACATATTAACCGTACTATCTGGACTAGTAAGTCTATTGCCTCCGTTTTCCATACGGTACAATATATTTTTTAAAGCTTCTACAAACCAAGAGCCATAAGCTGCTTCTATTTTATTTAAATTATCTTTATTAAATATAATATTTTTTAAATCAATCCACTCTTGCAAAAATTGTTTTCTACCAATTTTATTTACAAGGTTATTCATGTCGCCTGGAATAGAGCTAACAGACCAATTTTCTGTAGGAGGAGGATAGCCTTCTTTACTACGAGTTATAGTAGAAAGACCTTCTGCAAAAGCTTTAACGTTAGCATTATTCTCAACGTATCTTATTAATTCTCGTTTTTGCGATTCAGATATTCCAGGTATATCGTGACCATGTTTATTCCATAGATAAACCCTAACCGCCGTGTCTACTGAAAAAACACTACCTGGTATTGTTTTATTTAAAGATTTTGCAACTTTAGGAAACTGCTTTTTTAAAGCTTTGTACTCGTTAACCATGTTTTGTTTATACGCATTCCACGATCGGATACCTCTAGCAAAAGGATCAAATAGTTTTTCTTTAAACCATTTTAAATCCATATCACCTTGTTTTCCTTTGCCAACAAAGTAATACATTAATCCTTTAAAATCTTCTGCTGATGGTGGTATATAAAGACTTTTTAAGAATCTAATTATACTAGGTTGTGATCCTCTTTTTCTAGCCTCAGCCTCTGATATTATTGTTTTAGAGTCAATTCCTTTTTTACGCTCAATCATATCATTGAACTCTGTATTAATTTGATTTTCAATACTAGGTTCAATAATCTTACTTTCCATGCTATCACTATCATCAAGCTTTCTATTTGTTTTTTCCATTTTAGCTTGAACAACATCCGATTTAATATCTAACTGATCTAGCACTTCTTTTACCGCAGCTACATTTTGTGTTGCGTCGTCAGCGAAATACATATCGTTATATCCTTCTGCAAATTTATCTAATACCCATTTTGCTTTCGCTTCACCAGTACTGTTAGCTAAGCCGGTAATGTTTTTTAATGGTATATCTAATCCTTGAGATTTTAAGAATTGTTGTATAGCTTTAGCAGCCCTAGGTGTTCTAGCGGTTAAGACAAATATATCCTTAGTTCCGAATCTTTTAGCTCTTTCTAATGCTTTACCAAGTAATGGCCCAGGTCTACCTTCTACAACTTGGTCAAATTCTGAAAAATCAAATTTACCGCCACGTTGTAATATATCATCTCCTAGTTCAGCAAACTCAGTCGCATCTAATCTTAATCTTTCGTGTCCAGAAACAAACTTATCCATTTTACTAGCTAAGTCTTTAGAAACCGGATCATCAATCTCCATGTTGTCAGTGTTTATTTCCATAAAGTTATCACCAAACATTTCCTTAAAAGTATCTTTATTTCCTTGAACAGCCTCATGATTTCTTCTAACTATAACATCTAACAATGATCTTTCTTTTCTAGCTCTATTTCTATCCAATGCTGTATCTAAAGACGTCTCAACAAATAACATACTAACATCGTATCCTTTATCTTGAAATTCTTTTACTAATTTCTGCATTTGTTTTACTGAACCCCCTGTGCCATCTACAACAACCCCGTTTCCTTCTCCTTGATACTTCATCATTTTTTTTCTAGCTATCTTTCTTGACTGAGCGCCTAGTCTACCAAGTTCACTTCTTTGCTCTGGAGTCAAGTCTCGCATGTCTTCTGGTAATCCGGAGTTTTTCTTTAGCCATTCTAGCGATATATCAGAGTTAACTATTTTAAATCCTTGTTTTTCTAAGTTTAATTTTTTAACTATGTTAGATTTACCACTGCCAGCGCCTCCAGCTAAAAATATAACTTTTCTTTTTGGTTTAGGTTTTCCATCAATATTTGGAACAGTAACTCTAACGCCTGACTTTGTAAAAGCTAACGTATCATCAAAATCAAAAATAGAAGCACCTTTTACATCTGGGGGCATACTATATGAAGATGACATACCACTTTCGTCAGCTAATTGTTTAGTTCTTTTTTCATTTTCAACGGGCATATTATCTTTAAGAAACTTATTTGCTTTTGTAGAAAATCCTTCTATATCATTTAAATGTTGAGCAGCTGTTTTACCATTAATATTAAAAACGTGCTTTTGCCTTCCTTTTAAAAATTTAATTAATCTAAGTTCTCCTTCCAAGCTAACTTTGTTGTCTACTAATTTTCCATCTATTTTTATTTTAGAATCCATTATATCACAAATAAATGCTGGAGCATAAAGCGTCTTATGATTACTTGTTATATTATCTACATCAGTTTTTCCACTAAATACGTAATCAGCCCTTCTAGCATGAGTATCCGCTGATGGCTTTAAGTGTTCGTTTTTAGGTCTTAATAAACCTATTGTTTTATCTAACAAAGCGTTTCCTTTTAAGTTAGGAAACTTTTTCTTAGCTATTTTAAAAGCCTCATTAAAATCTTCACACTCTCTCCATGAATCATAGTATGCTTCTAGTTGAGTATCGTATTTTTCATTAGGTACTTTACCGTCTTTAGTCTTTTTAGTTTTTTGAGGCTTATTCATTTTTCCAACTTGTGGGCCTTTTACTAAATAAACATAATCTAAAGTGCTAAGAGCCCTAGTTCCTTCAACTATATTAGTTTGAAATTTACCTATAAGATAAATATCTAAAGCAGATAATGTTTTGTTGTTATACGCTTGTTTTAGCTTTATGCTAAAATACTTCATTGCGGCTTTATTACTTTCGTTTATTTCTTCAATTTGTGCTCTAGCGTTTTGTAGCATTTCTTGCTTTTTAACTAAATTCGTTTCTTGAAGTATTGGTAATAATATTTCTCTAATTTTTCCTTTAAACTCCATGTGTTTAAAGTTTTTCATAGCATCAATCTCTGCCTTGGTCATTAGGCCATTGTCAATTAAATATTTTTCCTCCTTAGCAATTGCAGCATCGTCCATTCTTGAAGAATCCTCTAAAAATAAAAAGTCTTTACCATTAGGTGTTCTTATACTACGAGCTGGTTTTCCATCTACCATAACAACCTTACCGTCAATCTTATAAGTTCCAGAATCTTTAAAACCCAAAAAGTACATTAAATGTTCTGTTTTTAAATTAGGGTGAGTTTGTTCTATAAGTTTTTTTGCACCTTTTGCTAAAGTTATTATAGGTACGCCAGGAAGTCCTTTACTACTATTACCATCTACTATTTCAAATAATTTAGGGCCAACATATCTAACTTTATCACCTTTCTTAATTTTTTTAATTCTGGTGGCGTGGACTCAAAGTTAGCTATTACATCATTATAACCACCTGGGCTTGCTAAATAATTTTCTAAAGCCATTTGTTCAACAACGCTTAATAAAGCCGGGTTCATACCCTCTGTCATTAAATCAAACGATGCATCTCCATAGCTATTAATAGCTTTAACTATTTGATCTTCTATAGTCTCATTAGACTTTGTGTTGTTAAACATAGACAAGCTTTTACCATCACCTATTTTATGCCCAGCATTACCAGAAATTCTAAGTTCTTGATTAGTAAGTGTAGTTGCGGTTTGCGTAATTAGCTGTCTAATAGCAGCATCAACTCTTTTATTAGCTTTAGTATCTCCTTTTATAACGCTACCATCAGCGTTTATCCCAAAAAGATTTAAAAACTCTTCTTTAGTAATATTATCTCTTTTTAATTGATCAGGCAAGCCAGCCGCACTTCCAGTATCCGCCATAGCAGCTCGTTCTCCTTTGTCATAAAATTGACCAAGAACAGTATCAGCTATACCAGTCGCTTTACCACTTCTATCTTGACCTTCTGGTAATAGTTTAAGTAAAATATCATTAAAGCTACCATCTTCATTAATAGAAAGCTTAGCTATCCATGCTTTACCAGCATCCCTTTGTTTAGCATTTAAGTCTTGGTTTGCTAGTATTCTAAGAGGACTAACACCAATTTCATTACTAAGACTTTCTAATATTTCATATAATATACCAGTTGGTTTAACATCAGATTCTTTAGTTGGATTTTTTAATTGAATTTTTCCTGTTTTTTTATTTTTTCTTTTAACTTTTTCAACACTAGTTAAATCACTATTAACGTTTTTATACCCTAATTTATTGTTACTATAATCAACATCTTTTGAAACTCTTTCTACTGTTTTTATAGTTTTATCTGAAAGCTGAAGAGCTGTTTTAACTTTAATAGAATTTACTTCTGTGCCTGTTTCGCTTTGTCGTAATATTTCCTCGCTTTCAAATTTATGTCTTCTTTCTTTACCAGCGTCTCCAGGTATTATATCAGCATAAGATTGGCCTTCCGCCGTTTGCCTATCTAAGGAACGTTTGCCTGTACCACCTTCTTTTTCTATGTAATCTTTTTGGATATCTTTTTTTGCATAATATAAAACTCCATTAGCTCCAAATAACCAACCCGCTATACTATCATTTAAAGCTGGATCAAAGTTTTGTAAAAATCTATCTTGAAGATTTTCTTTTACTTTTCTAATGTACTCCTTTTGTTCTTCCTTAGGTAATCCTTTAGGATCAAACGCTTTATCACCCATCAAAATCATTTTATCTAAGCCATTATCCATAAGTTTTAAATAAGCTTGCGTTCTATCATTAGTGCCTTTAGTTTCAAATTCTTCTTTATTTTTATATTTTTTAGAGCCATCTTTGTTTTTACTATGTTGATCATAGTTTGTAATTAAATCTACATCATCTTTAAGAGCATTATTAACGACTTCACTAAACTCACTTTGACCATCTATATCTTCAAACTTAGCGTCTTTAAATGCGTCACCCTTAGCGCCTCTAGCCATCATTCTAGCAATAGCTTTATTCGGCCTATTCTTTTTAATAGAATGATGAAAGTCTGTTAAAAAATTTTTTAAATCATTAATTCCTTTTTTTCCTTTTCTAAATCTAATATCGTAACCAAGATATTGTTGAGCAAATCTTCTAAATATACCTACAAGCTTTTCAGCAACAGTGTTATTAATTGTTATATCGCCATCTAACATCATTTCGGCTAAAATAGCCATCATTTCTTCGCCTTGTTTATTTTTTTTGTATTTTGCTATTCTTGCTCTAAATCTAGACTCAGCGCCTTCAGCAAAAGTAATACCTTTTCCTTCAATAACTTTTTCTAGCTGTTTTCCTAAAATAGCCCTCATTGCAGGATCAGACTTTAAAGTATTTGCAAATACAGCATGTATAAACTCATGAGCTGTCGTATTAAACATACCATGTGTTACAACGGCATCTTTGTTAATTAGTATGTTCATTCCTTTAATAACAATCTCTCCTTTGCTGTTTTTTCCTAAAATAGGTTGCATAACTCCAGCACTGCTGCTGTTTAATATATTTATACCAGTAGTTAAATCTCCAGAAAGATCTTTAATCATTTGTTCAGCTAATTCAACTTCATTTTTGTTTTTTGATGTTTTTGCTACATTTTGCCAATATTCTAATTCAGCTTCGGATTCAGCTACTATATTTTCTATTTGTTCTTCGGTTTTACCCTTTTTCATAGATTCGTGCCTTTTAACAGCTTCTTTGTATTCCTTATCATTAAGTTCAATAAAGTTAACTTTAGGACCTCCCATTTTTTCAGTCATTTTAGCCATTTGCTGCATAACATTAAGCCTGTGGTTATAGTAAGCATCTATTTGTTCAGGATTATATTTATTTAATATTTTTTCTTTTTTCTTATTTCTTTGCTCAATGTTTTTATTTAACTGATTTATTTTTTTATTTATTTCAGCCTTAGGTAGCTTTCCTTCTGACTGTATTCTATCAAGTTCTTGTTGATCTATTTGATTTTTTTTCCATAAATCTAGTAATTCTTTTTTTTCATCTGGTTTTAAAAAGTCAACTAACTTAGAACTTTTACCCATAGTATCATTAATCTTGACAACTAAATCTACGTATTGTTTTTCTAATTCTTTTAATTTAGCTTTCCTCTCATCTTCATTTGTTATATCTTTAAACATAGGTCCATAACCTTTAATGTCAGCTATTTGATTAGTTATTTCATGTAAAGATTTACCCATACTTGATATAGCTTCAAAATCACTATTTTCTGCAAATGGTGATACTAAATCAGCTGCCATTCTAGGAGAAGTTAATCCCATTGATAACCCAACTCCATTCCAAAATGATTCTTCAACATCATCAAACAAATGAACTGTTTTATCTCCACTAATATACCTAGAGGCAAAGTTTTGCCCCATTGTTGCAAGAACTTCTGACGCTCCCTCACCAGCCCATTCACCAGCCGTTGCTACGGTATATGTACCAAATTTTTTAATAGGATTAAATACCTTAGAAATATAATTTTGAGATGATGTCTGTATAGCATCTTTAGCCGCTCCCTTTCCAAATCTTCTAAGAGAATTCATTGTTAACCCTACAGTACGGCCAGTCCAAACCTCAGATAAACTTTCAGATAAACCAGCAACAGCTGCACCAATAGTCATTTGTCCCCATGATTGTTTTAATCCATATTGACCATTAGTTCTATGCCATAATTGATTGTCTTCGTAAGCATTTTTATAATACCCACCAGCGCTATTTACCCCTAAAAGAGGTATTGCCCAACCACCCGTTGTTACAATAGTTGTTATAACAGGAACCTGCTCCATTCCCATTGATATACCATATTCAGCCCAATCCGTCCAACTACCATTTCGTTTTAGCTCGTCCCAAGATTTAGGCTCAATCATGTATTCATTCATGCTAGACACGTAATCTCCCCAACCCTTACTTATACTTCTAAATCGGCTAATGTTTTCTCCAGTTTTATGGTCATAAACGCCACCAATTCTAGAGTTTTTATCAAAAAGAGCTCCTAACCCTAACGCAATCCTTCCCATAGGCGTAAACATTTGAGCAAAAGTCATTGCGTCTTTTACAAAATTTCTAAATTTTTCATTAGGTATAGCTTTTTCTAATAAATCTTCTTTAAACTCATAATACCCGTCACCTAAACCTTGCATTGCTTCTCCAAAGTTCATCATAAAATTACCAACAACAGAAGTGCTTTTTATATTCCACCATTCAGGGGAGTTTAGCGCTGTGAATATTTTTCTTGATTCAGCAACCCCTATTTTTGACGTAAGATTTTCCCATTGTAAGCTATTTAATTTTGAAGAAACTATTTCATCTCTTGCAGTTAGGCTATTATGGTATTCTATTAATTCATTATGTTTATTGTTATAAAAGTTTATTTGCTTATATAATTCGCCGGCTTCTTCAAAGTATTTTTTAACTTCAGCATATTCTGTATCAAAATAATCTTGAGCTTCAATTCCTAACTCTTTTTTAAGTACATCTAAACTATTTGTATATTCATCTAATGCTGCATTAGCATTATTAAACTTTCCTTGTAATTCATCTATATACTCGTTTTTAATTTTTTCTTCAGTATCTGTTATGCTTTTAACGTAACTGTCCCACTTAGCGTTAGCTTCATCAACCGTTAGTGTTCCATTAGCAACGGCTTTTTCAAGCGAACTTCTTTTATTATTTATTTCTTTTTCTGTTGGGACAGCTTTTAAAATTCTAGCATTAAGTTCTTTTTGCTGCTCTTCTTCGCTAGGTAAATTAAAAGAATCTATTATTCTTTGTTGTTCTTTTTCTTGTTTTTCTTTTGTTGGGTATTTTGAATATATATTTTTTTCAATATGATTTTCAATGTCACTTGTATCAACAACTTGATTTCCTTCTTTATCTTTTGTGAACTTTATATCATATTTTGCCGTTAGTTCATTTATTTTTTCTTCAGTATTTTTAATTGATTCTTTTGTATCTAATACTATTTTTTCTGTTGATTTAGCTTCCTGAAAAATAGCGTCTTTCTCCATAACGCTTTCAGATATTTCAAAATCAGTATATTGCTGTATATTTTTAAATTCTTCTCTATATTCATTTTTTAAAGAATTAGGTGCATTTGCAATAAAATCTTTTACTCCTTTTGTTACTTCTTCTTGTATAGTTTGACTTTTAACTGCGTCTAAAAATTTTTGATGATAAGGATCTGTTTTATCAAGTTCAGCTATAGCCTTTTCATATTCTTTTTTTGTAATAATATCTTCTGGTTTAATTTCTTGACCATAAGAATTATAATACGTAACGCTACCGTCATTGTGCTCTATTTTTTTATGCTCTAACCTACCCTGTAAACTAATTCTTTTATTTCTAAAAATAGCAGCATTTTCTTTTTCATCATTGTGAAGCTTTATAAACCTTTCGTCTTTATAATAATCACCGCGATTAAACTTTTGCATGTTCTCTTTAATAGAGAGATCAATTTTATTTTCTTTTGCAAACTTACTAAAAGCTATCTGCTGAAGCATGTTATCATAGGCTTTTAAATGATTATATTTACTATTCCCAAGGGCCCCCGCATCTATGTGCTTGTCCATAGCTAAGAATTCGTCAACATCCCACGCTTGATTAAAATATTCAAAACCCTGATAATCACCCATTACTACAAATGGTGCTACCATCAATGGATCACTGCCCGGCCCTGCGGGGCCACTCATTTTCATCTTTTTTCCAGTTAGTCTAAGAATTTTACCATCTTCGTTTTTCTTAGCTTCTTCATAAAGCTTAAGTCTTTCGTGTATATTAAAGTATGCTTGTTCTACACTTGAACCCTTACTATCTTCAGCTTTTTTAACGCTGTTTGTTTTAATTTCAAGATTTGCTATTAAAGCTTTATCTTCTAAATCCTTTTTATCTACTACTCCAAACTTACCATTTTTTATTATAAAATTATTTATTTGCTCCGCGGCATCAGTGGCAAATAAATTTATTTTTTTCTTTTTGTCTCCTTCTCTAGTTGTTAATAATATATAGTCTCCTAAAATTACCGCCTCTTCAAAACCTATATCTGTGTAAGAGTACCTATCAACAAGCATCTTTTTTACCCTTCCCTCAAAATCCGCTTGACGATCTATTCCTCTAGTTTTTGAAAGCTCAAACCCACTCATTGTAATAGTTTCACCAAGATAGCCTATAATATTACCAACGCCAGTATTTCTTAAACCTGGCGTCCATGCTTTAAGATCTTCAATTTCTTGTTGCGTTACAGGCGTAAATAAATCTTTTATTTTTCTGTCTGGATATTTTTCATAATAAGCATCTTCAGCTTCTTGCTCTAACTTTGCTTGTTCCCCAAGGTGAGTTATAATCCCTTTACTTAATATTTCTTCGGCATCGGCAACGGTTATCCATTCACTTTCTATCTTTCCATCAATTATGTCTTGATAGTATTGCTCCATCTCACTATATTCATTTATTCTACGAATATCATTAATATCAAGTCTTTCTCTTTCATCTTCAATTGGTAATGTTTCTCCATAAGTAGGGCTTGTAACATCCTTATCAACATATACATTATTTTGCGCTAAAGTTTTAGCTGTAATCTGCGCTCCAGATATTTTATCATGTCCAATTTCTTGTATCTCTTCGGCGCTTAAATTCTCCTTTGGTATTTCAACGCCAAACCCATCAACGTAGTAAGAACCATTAGCTCCTATATGCTTTGTTCTTTTTTTAGAAAGCTCATCTTTTATTTCTGTTTGCTTTCCACTTATTTCTTTAATAGCTTGCTCTATTTGTGGTTTTCTTTCGTCATCTGCCGTATCTAACTGTGATGTTAAGTTATCAAGAACTTTTTTATAATTATCGTAAGTTGTTCTTGGGTTATTAGGAGATTCAAAATCTTTTATAGTCTTGTTTTCAGTTATTTTAAAAGTATCAAGAAAGTCAACTTCGGCCTCACCTGTCTCTTCTTTTATTTTAGGTTCTTTTAATTTTTTTTGGTGAAAAAGTCCTTCTTCCCAGTCGTATTTTTGTTTGAAATAGTCCTCGTTTTGAGGAAAGAAATTTATAGCGTCAGGTGACGGAGTGCTTTTATCAAATGATATTTTAGGAGTGTATTCTTCTATTAAGGTAGGATTATTATCTTTATACATTTCCAAAAAGTCGTCCACGTTACGCTTGTGAACTCTTTTTTCAACTTGTTTGCCATCTACTGTTATATTGTATCTATATGATAGTGAAGTTATTGCCATTACTGTTTCGTTAGTTACCCGTTAATAAATATTGGTATATGTGGTATATTAAGCGAATTCATTTGGATCAAATACGTTTGTAGTATCTGAACTTGATTCTTTTTCTTTTTTATTTTTATTATTTTTTACTTCTTGATTTAAATTATTATTCCAATTTTGCTCTAATGCTTTAGTGTAATATTCTGCTAAGTATTCTTTAAGTAAGTCTTCGTTTTGTATAATAGTATTTGATATAATTTTAGCGTCTTCTTCTGTTATTTTACCATCATTGGGAGTTGGATCTTGCACTTGTTCATCAGGTATTCCCATATCTTTATATGTCCCTGTAGATATAGCTGATATTAAATCATCTTTAAATACTCTATTAGGAAATATTTTATCTATAGTTAATGATTTTAAATCACCAGTTTCTACAATTTTTTCTTTAATGTTATTATACTCTTTTTGATAATTAAAAGTAGGGTCGTCGCCTGGTTGTATATTTTCAGATTTTCTAATAACGTCATCTAATAAAACTTTTATACCTTCTCTACTACCCTGATCAACTTTCATTGTGCTGAGCTTGTCAGTTATTTCTTGCATAGACATCCACTCGCCATTACTCATTTCATATCCTGGAACTTTATCTTTAAATATAGGTTGACTAGTGCCATTGGCTATATTTTGAAAATCAATAGCCGTATCTCCTAGTTTTCCGATAATATCATGTCCAAAATTTTTAGTATCTGTTAGTGTTTCAGCCATTTGCTTTTTAAACTCTTCTGGCACGGTCAGCATTTGAGCTTTCTCTAATGTCTCTTGTTGAATATTAAATTGAGTTTTTTTATCACCATTGGCATATTCATTTTTCTTTTCTTCACAAAAAACTCTAAGCTCTTCTTGCTCTTCAGTTGAAATATTAGGCATTCTATTTAACTCATCATTCATTTGCTTCGTAAACGATTCGTTAGTAAGCTGCTCTGATCCTAAAATAAGTTCATTTTCATCTTCCATTGTTATAATATTTTAAATTCAACATCAATTTTAGAATAATCAACTCTGTCATAACCACCGTTATTAACTACAGCATTACTTGGTATTTCATCTGACATAACGCCTTGATAAATATGTTTTCCAAAAAACTTGTCAATATATTCAAACGCATATATTTTTAATCCACTAGGTGATTTTCCTATTAATCTAATATTCTTTTTTAATCTTTTGTCAGAACCAACTAAACTACCAAGAACATTTATACCGCTTGATATAGCCCCAGACCAAGCTTGATCTTTAGCTGCTTGAGCATTTATTGCTGCAGCGGTTGCGTTAGTAGCGTCTAGTTGAGCGGCATCATATAAAGTTTTTTGTTTTGTCAATTCTCTTTGTTGAGAAGCTGCTTCACCTTGAGCGATTGATGAGGCTACATCATAATCGCCCCTTGCCTCTGCTGTTTGTAATCTACCAGCCTCTCTAGCAGCGGCGGCTTGATTAGCTGCTTCTTGCTTACCTATACTAGCAGAAGATTTTTGAGACGCTAATTGACTTTGTTGCGCTAATGTTTGTGCTAACGCTGCTATACCGCTACTACCAGCAGATCCTTTTAATCCACTCATTATATTAGCTTGACTTTGCGCAAACTGTTGAGCTTGAAAATCTGCTTCTTGTTGATTAACGGTTAAGTCTTCCATTGTGTTTTCTAAACCAGCATATGGATTTGTCATACCTTGAAATGGATTACTGGTATCAACATTTGAAAGTATTTCTGCCATTCTAGCTTTTTCGTCTGCAGCTCTTTCAGCTGCTTTATCTGCTTTTTTAGCGGCCTTACTAGCTTGTATACCTGAGTATACACCACCGACTAAACCACCAATAGCTCCGAATATTTTTAAAGGACTTTCCGTATTTTTTTCAATATAAGACATATGTGTTTATTTTACTATTATAGTTACATTTTTTGATTATTATTTACTACTTTCGTGGATCTCACACGCCGCTGAAAACATTTCAGCTTTTGATCCAGAGGCATTTTTAAATTTAACTAAAGCATAATATCCTAATAAAGAAGTTAAGTTTACTTTATTATCTTTCGCAAAAAATATAAAATCGGATGTTGTTGGCATTGTTGTAGAAGTACTTATATTACAAATTAACGTTGTTGTTTGTGTTCCATCATCTAATGATGTCGTATTGTCTATACTTGTAATTTCACCTATTTTAGTTATATCATTTTCATCAGCATTTTTAAACCCTGCTACATCATCATTAAGTGTAGCATAAAATGCTATATCTCCAATCTGTAATGATGGATAATCTGCTCTTGATACTTGTATTGTTATTGATACTGTTGCCATAGTTTATAGTTTAAGTTGTAAAGAAAGTATCTAAAGTTATTAACATTGTTACGTCTTTTGTTCCAAACTTTTTAATTATAACATCCGCAGTAAGCGAGGCGGTGTTAGCGCCTGTTGCGGTTTGAACAATATTAACAATTTCAATATGGTTACCGTGATTGGCTGGTGTTGTATCAGAACTATCATAAGCTGAATTAGACCAACTAGAGGTTCCAGTACTAGACCAAGTTACGTTATCACCTTTGCTAATTGCGCTACCATGTGATAATTGGTAGCTAATTTGAAACATCGATGGTACAGATTTAATATGTCTTAATCTACTTGGGGTTGAATTAGGTCTACCAGTATAAGTTATGTTAGCTGGATTACCACTGGCACCACCAAATCTTGCCTCCAGCGTTATTGTAGGATTTGTATATTGATATATTATTCCTTGCGGTGGTGATTGCGGTAAATTAGAATTTAATATAGTTCCGCTTTTAGGAGTTACGTTTATGTGATATATTTCATCTGATCCTGAAGCTGGATATACTTGTATAAATTCATGTTCAGCTATTAAATCTCCGCTTTCGCTACCAACTAATGTTTTATTAATACCTCTTATTAAACCACCTGGATTGTGAATTATATCAGCGTTAGTTATTGCTACATCCATTATAGAGGTGTTATCACTATTTTTAGTTACAGTTAAATCAAACTCTGCCCCAACTTCTCCTACAACTTTAATTGTTCTCGTCGCTCCCTCGGCAGCAACTATAGGTTCTCCATATACAACTTTTAATATTTCTTTAGTAGCGGCTCTATCTGCCACGCCTGTGTATTCTATAAACACTTTTCCTCCAAAAAGAGTTGAAAGATTAGAATTAGCACCAAGTACTAAATAATGTTTCCAATTTGTAACCTCATCGTTAGCGTTTCTTGACACTACTGAATTAAATATAAATGAAATAACTCCGTCTGGAATATTCTCTGTTCTAATTGTAGGAGGATTGTCAAAATGATAATTAGAGTCAGCTACTGTATCAATTGTTGCTATTACGTTTTGAACACCTGATGCTACCGTTCCTGATAAAACTGTTGTTTGCAAACCAGTGGCAGAATCTAAAGCATCTGCTTCAAGTGGTGGCGTTTCTGTTACACCAGCGCCCGCAGTTATAACCGTACTTCCATTTACATTCTTTACAGTATTATCAATAAAATCAAGATGAAAACTAATAGTACGATCATCTTCTCTAAAAATAGTTGCATCACCAATTATGTGTATATAAATGGGTGGTAAACTACTAGTTATTGTAAATAAATTTTGAAACGTAAAGGTAACTAAAACTGTATTTCCTGGATAACCAGCTATTCCAGTATCAGTAAAAACACACGTAGCAACGGCCTCTGGTAGCGGTGTGCCATGAGAAAAATCAGAAGCTGATACTACAAATCCTGGATCTGGAGTTATAGTCATAGTACCACCCTCTAGCATATTACCCGCGTACATAGCGTCTAGTATCTCTTCTGTAAAATTAAATGTTGTTATTGAATAATTATTTGGCATGTTATAAAGGGTTATTATCTGAGTCTACTCCCTGAACGGTTACTTCTTCTTCTGTTTGTGTATCTGTTGGATCTACTAAAGGAAATCCTATTCCTTGAACAGTAAACTCACTTGTATCTAAATTATCTTTTGTTGTGGTGTCTCCGCTTATTTTATTAAACCATTTATTTTCTTTTTCTATAAACTCACCAACCGCTCCGGTTTGTAAATTTGTTTCAATTGAATCAACGTACCAACCAGTTTTAGTTGGAAATATGTTATAGTATTCTCCATCATTAACTGTTATTGGAGTTCCAGTTACGTCTTCATCAGTAATTTCAGTAAATTGTTGTATTTTAGCTTGGCTTCCCTCGTAGTTTATTGCAGTAAAAGATTTAACAGTACCCGGTGATTCATTAAATAATACCTCTACTTCTGAATCATAATGTTGCTCATAAAAATAATTTCTTGAAACAATATCACTATAATGTACGTAGACATTATTAAGGTTAACTGAAAAATATTTATCATTTACACTAACAGCTGTTAAAGGCACAAATGATTTAAAACTAACCCAACCTTTAGAACCCTCACTAAAAGAAGCTGTAATTGAATCAAATTGCCATTTAGAAGATCCATTTAAAGTAAGATTATATTCATCACTAACGCCATCAAAAGAACCAATAAGATTATCACATTTTTTTAAAGTTTCTCTAAAATAAGATTTCATACCAACATCTGATATAGGTGTTATTCCATTTCCAGATAACCTTAAAACGGCTCCTCGTTGCATATCAGTAAAATACATGCGATAACTATCAAAGGCTAACGATTCTGGATTTTTAGATATTCCATAGTCACCAGCAAAAGGCATTGCTGTACCAAGTACCGCATCTGTTGCTGTTAACTGTGGTTTGTTATCAGCATTAAATACCGCGTCTTTTCCACTAGACATTACTTTTAAAACCTTGTCTTCTGCAAAAACAACAACATCGTTATCTCTAGTTTTCATAGCTTGAATTGAACCGTGAATTGTATTTAAATCTTTTGTTATTTTTTCTGCTTGTATAAATTGATTTAAATTATTAACGCCTGATATTGAGTTATATAAACCTGAATATATCATACCGCTAGTTTTATTTTCTTCTCCATACTCTAAAAATGTAGACGATGCTTTCACGCCGTTATCTATTTGTGGAGCATTAAAATCATCTCTAATCCTATCTGACTCTACGCCGTTACCAAATGAATAGCAATTAAACCAACCTAATTCTACTGGATATTGCCAAACTTCTTTTTCTATTTCAAAATAGCCTGTTACTATTTTTATAGTTATATTACTAGTAAATGGCATTGATGTTATTGGTTTTCTACTTAATATAATAGAGTTAGCGTTTGGAGAACCAGTTGTGACCACAAACGTTCCTTTTTCTAAACCATCACCCGTTACTTCTGCCCCAATAATACTTTGCCCATTTATATTATTAGTTATTCCTGGAGCTTCTATATAATTTCCACCTTGAAAAAAATTTACCGAAGCGTTAGAAAACGTAGCTCTATCAGATGGCACGGTAATCTCTGTGCTTAAAAGTTTAACGTGATCTAAAATTTTTGATTTAGTAACTAACCCACTTAAGTTTTTAAATGAAACAATATCATCTATAGCAGCGCAAACACCATCAGATGAATTAGCCGTTATTATTGTTTTTAAATTAGTAGCTATACCACCCAAGTTTCTTTTTATATGTACCGTATTTGATCCGATAGTTCGATAAACCCAAGGTAATCCTCCTTCACTTGTTTCTAAATTTACTTTTTCAAATTGTCCATTTATTAATTTTCTTTGATCAATTGTAAATGAACTAGCGTTTTCTTTAATTTTATTTGGCCCAGTAAATGTTTGTATATATCTTTGACTTAGTCTTATTGGAATAGCGCCACTAGCTTCATAATATATATCTAAGCCAACATCTTCTTTTGGTTCCGTTTCAAAACAAGCAGAATTAGAAGAAATAGAGTCATCTGATAAGTTTTGAACTTGCGTTCTTTGAACAAACTCTATAGTTAAACTTCCAAGTCCATTATGCTTAATAGTTCCTCTAGGGTCCCAAACACTAGCATCTAATCCAGCACCAGTGCTAACGCCATTATTATCAAGTCTTGAAAATCTAACTATTATTGTTTCTCTATCAACGTAATCAGGGTTTGCGCCGTCTTGATTAATATCATAATTTTTACTTGGTATATTTATAGGGCCAGCAGGCACCACTCCGTTCCCATTAGATATAGTTTGACTTGATTGAAATACTCTATACACTTCTTGATTTGGATCATCTCTAAATCTAAATAACGTTCCTTGTGTTTGCATCTTAGTTTTAAAGTAAGAGTTTGTTCCATTCCACATTAAGTTGGCTCCACCACCAATCATAGAAAATGTTAATTGGCCCATATTATTATCTGAATTCCAAACTGTTTCTTCAAAAGTACCATTAGAAAGCCCTTGTGGTTGCCAGTTTGTCTCTCCTTCAAAAGTATTTATTGGTTCATATCCAGAATTAAAATCAGTCAACGCATCTACGCCGTTTACTTGTAAATTAAAACCACTAAAAGCTGGGGCTTGATCAATAAATATATCTGCTGTCCTGTTAGAATTTTCATACCAGTTAATCCAAAAATCTTCTGTTGTAGAAGAGTCGTTAGGACCAAAGTTAGTTATTGTAGAACTAGTAAATATATTTGGGTCACCAGTGTATGGTGGCGTTGAAGTGATATAATCGTCCCAAGTAGAAGATTCATAATCCATTTCTGAAGCATACTCAGATACTTGTGATGGATTTACACTTTCGTTTGCAATATAAGCTATTTGATACGAATTTAAAACTTCATATTCTCCTAAGGAATTACCTAAAATTCTTTCTTGTAAAGCGCTGTCATTAGCTACTTTAACAAAAAATTTACCATCAAATTGTGATTTATTTTCTACAACAGCGTCTATAAGTTGTATATAATATTTAAAATCACTATTGGTATCAGCTGTCCCTTGCGCTAAAACACTAGCATCAGGTAACTGCGTTAATATTTTTTGATATAAATTAACTTCTCCTAAGTTAAAAGTATTTCTAATAACAATTGCCTTTTCTTCTTCTTCATTTACTATTCTTGATATTGTTTTAATAGGACTTTTTGCTTCGTAAGTATTGCCGCTCGTTGTAAACTTAGCAATTATTCTAATCTTAGGCGTTCCTTTAAATTCTAAATTTTCAAGGTTAAGATCGGCACTTTTAATTTTTTTATTATCTATTAACGCACTAGGCACGGCATCTGTTATAACGTTACTTGGATCACCAATAACCCAAGTATCTCCATATATATTTGGAGAATCTATTTGTACTAAATCAAATTCTCTATTATCAGTTTTTATATAATCAGGCGCTTCATTTTCTATAGCTAATATTTTATACTTAGCTTCTTCTTCAACAGCGCCCTGTCCACCGTGTTCATTTTTTAATATTAAATATGTTTCTTCATCAACCTTATTTCTATCAGCTGAATTAAATGATAACCAAACATTGTTATCTCCGCCGTCATACCATCTGTCTAATACAAGATTATAGTATTCATTAGAAGTTTCTTTTACGTAATACTTAATGTAATCCATCCATCTCATATCCGTTGGATTTGAACCATCCCAACTTTGTTTTAATTTAAATTTATTAGAAAATTTAGATAAAGATTTAGAAACTTTAGACGCTCCTGGTAAAACTTGACCATCTGCAGCTTGGTAACCATTTGATATAACTGGCGTTTCTCTACCATATCTATCCCCAATAACTATACCAAATTGATAAGTTCTAAGAGACTTAACAGATTTTTTTGGATTTGGAAAAGATACTACATCAGAAACAAGAGTTTGTTTTAATCCTATATTTGAATCTATATCATAACCTTGTTTATAATTACCATATAAAAGTCTATTACCAGTTATTTCTTGAGCCACGGCATTTCTAGGTACATTATCCCACGATCTAAGTAATTGATTTGCTTCAACAACTTTATATATCATTTCAGATGTTATAGCAAGAAGCCCAGTGTTTGATTCGATAGAGTCAGAAAAATTTTTCCACTCAGTGTCTATTTCTCTAACAATAGTTTTAACAATATATACATTAGAATTATCTGTTGTTTTCCAAAGAATATCAATTGACTTTACATCGTGTGGCCTAATATAATTATTTGGTATAAAGTCTTTAACAATTAATTGCCTAACAGTATTAGCCATTCCTTCATTAAAACCTTTGTTAGGTGTATATAAAAAATCACCAGGTAAAAATACTAATTCAGACCAAGGAGAAAAAGTTGAATATTCATTATCTTCATATTGATATCTATATGCAAATCTTCCAAATTTAGCCTCAAATAAAGGTTCTCTTTTTTCTAATTCTACCGACCATGAAGAAGGATTTTGAGTTGATGATAAATCACTATCAATAAGTAATAATTCTATTGTAACTGTACCTGGATTATTTTCATCTATATCTATAATTTTTGCTCTAATGGTAATAGGGTCAACAGTATTCTCAGCTGTAAATGTATATATGTCATCTAATCTAAAATCAACACTAGTAGGAAAATCAACACTTCTAAGATCACCAGTTTTAGGAGGATTATCCAACGTACCATCACCATCATTGTCAATTACAAACTCATACCCAACTAATGGAAAATTAGCAGTGCTTTCTCTATCAACCTCTTTCATTGTGATATTAGGAGGAGAAGTTGGGGCTATTTTTATTGTTGTAATATTTTCTTTTTTTATATCTGAAGAAGTGCTAAATAATGATAAATTTTCTAAATCAGATACAGGAACTAAACCACCATTTAAAGGGTGCTTTACCATAAGTTGAGTGTGTTCAAAATAAGATGATTGATTTGTACCCTCTAAACATCTTTGTATATTTATTTTTTTAGGTTCATGTTTTCCGTCCGTCCACATTAAAAGATCGTCTAGGATGTGTATAGCTGATATTGTATTTATTCCTTCCCAAAATCCCTCTTTATGATAATCAAATTCTAAAACTCTTTCTGGATATACAAATTTAAAAGCAACAGCTGTATTTAAGTCTGCAGTTTGTTGTTTTGATAAAGTTAAAACATTTGAACTTATTTGTAGTATTTCAACAAATTCATTATCACCATCTAAAAATAAATTAGCGCCAGCGCTAGTCTGTGCGTATATACGCATACCTATTCTATACTTAGTTCCATCTAGAACTTGTATTTGATCATAACCATTAGTTGGAGTAGATTCAAAAGATCCATTTGATTTATATACAGAGCCGTTGTTAATATTACCATCTGTATCGCATGATACAACACCGGTTTTTATATCAGTAACAGCAAATCTATCTACAATAATAGGTTGAGTAAGATATCCATCACCAAAAAGCTTAACTCGCATTATACTATCTGCCCATATAACTTGTTGCGTTATATCAGTAGGGTCTATGTTTACAACTCCTTCAGGCCAAAGATTAACAGCACCAACTAGTGGCACTGGAGCGGCTGTAAAAAAATAAGCAGAGTTAGTAGCATCATCTGACACGCTACCTATTATTTCTGATTTCTTTCCATCGTAACCTATGATTTGTTGAGATGAACTTATCTTATAATTACCTTTTAAATTTTGCACAGTTCCAGCATCACCCAAATGATTAGAATCACCATCTGTGGTTTTAACTTGAATATTTAAAGCGTTTCTATATTCGCCGTTAGGAACAAGTCTTTCGTCAAGATCTTTGTTCATTTTACCAGCTGAAAAATTGTGTTTAATTTCTGGCATAGTTACTTAATTTGTTTACTCATACCTTTTAGTACTTGAGTAAATTCTTCTATTTTAATATTTGATAATCTTATTTTTGCTTTTCTAGTTTCAGCAAATCTTTCTTTTTTATATCTTTGAATTATATATTCTGGTATATTAGATCTTGTAGATAATATACCATGCATTATCCATTTATAACAAGCCTCCTCACAGAATTTATGTATAACCATTTCGCTATCTGTTCCAAGACCGTCACTAACATATTTTAAAATTATTGTTTCGCCAGATAACGTAGAACCAAAATGTATATAACCTCTGAGGTTATCAATATAAAATGTTCCGTTTGACTGAGCGTTTTCTGGATTTAATCCATATCTTCTACCTCTGTAATCTATTTCTATATCTGTAGAGTCATCAGAATCCGGGTCTGACTGTGTTGTGTCGGAAAAATTATCTAATGTATTACTAGGAGTTTGTTCTGTTAAGTCTTCATACGTAACGTCTAATGGGAGAGCCCCTTGAATTGGTGTGTATTGATACACTCCATCAGAATCTTGTGATATAGCAAAAGGATTAGAAGTTTTACTAGTTGGATATAAAATTCTTTCAATGCCATCATTATCAACTTTAGTTAACTTTATATAATTAACATAATCTTGTGGTAGTATCATTTTAAGAGTATTAGGCACTTCTATTTCTTGAGTTTTAAAAGAACGTAATACATCATATGACAATTCTTGTAAAGCTCTCATTGCATGAAATTGCACATCACTCCTGTTTATTTTATTTATTATTTTATTTTCTCCTACATAAATATACATAAAATTATTTATAATACTATCAATATTTATAAATTGATATGTTCCAGGATTACTTCCAGTATAATATGTATTTTGATTTGTTGTTCCTAGTAAACCCATAATTAACTATTTTGTTCTTGATTAGTCATTTGTATAGCGTTTGCTCCAACTTGACCAGCATCTTGCTGTTTTGTTACAACGCCTGATAACATTAATATCCTTGACACTAATGGTTCTTCTTCTGATTCTGCTAATTCAAAATTAACACTAGTATTAACATTATATAAAGCTTTCTCATTAACAACAACGTAACCCCAACTTGGAGTTGTTGGAACTTTATAATAATTAATAGTACAGCTAGAGCTGTCAGTAGGTGAAGGTGTTATTCTAATTGTTGTAGATGATGCTCTAGTAAATATAGGTCTTACTGTCTTAGGGTATAATACCGAACCAGTCTCACCAAGAGAAGTAATATAATGTTCTTCTTTTTTATTTACTTCTGTAGCAAGATTAGTTCCTACTTTTACAATATCTAATTTATATAAATCTGTTGGTAATGTCATGACGCCGCTAGAAACGTTAGTATTTGTTTCTGATTTTAAAAAAGGAGATAATTTAGCTTCTATCATTTCTAATGTATCCGTATGAGTATCGTCATCTTTTATTTTAGCATTTGAATTTCTTATTTGATGAAAGTAGTTTTCATATATTTCATTTTGAGCTCTATCTGCTAATAAATTAAACTCTTGCGGTGTTAAATAACCTCTTTGCTCTTTATTAAGCAATGCTAAAACCTTTTGATATACGCTGTTTATATTTGCTGCCATTTGTTTTTATTTTACTATTATATAGTTACATAATAAAGTGGAAGGTTAGCCCTTAAATAAAAATAGCCACCCGTTAAGGTGGCTACTTTTAGTAATTTAAAATATTATTATTTTAATCTTTTTTCTATATTAGAATAAATTTCCATGCCTTCATCAGTTTTAAGCCAAGCGGCTAAAGCTGAATATGGATGTTCATCAAATGGGACCGTCATTAACTTTCTATCATTTGATCCCCACATAAAATAACGCTGGTCGCTAGATAACTTAATTATACCAGCTTCAGCAGCTTTAATACCAAAGTTTCTAAGTTGAACATTGTCATCTGTAGTTAATTCTAAAAATAATTTAGGATTTTTTCTAGCAAACAATAATAAATCTCTTTTTAGCTCTTTAGAACTTAGATCATTTACTTTAGAACCCATCTCGGCTCTCATAATAGCTTCAGCTAAATCAATATCCATGTCCTTAGCTATTTTAAGAGCTTCAACTTCAAACTCTAACCAGTCTAATTGGTTTTCTGCAATTTGAATTGGTTTGTGTTCATAAAATAGAACATTTTTATCTGGATGATATAATGATAATAATTTTTGAAGAGTTTGCTTTTCTCTAGTAACGTGTAATGCTCCATTTCTAAACACTATATGCTCTAAACGTTGATCGCCTTTCATCTCGTCAACAAAACAAGTTTTTTGATTTTGACAGTATTTAAGTTCCCTTTCGTAACCTTTTTCTTCATCAAAATAATATATACCAGTTGATCTCATTGAATAAGATAAAGGTTTCATTTTACTTTTTAAATAATAAACTCTATCTTTTATTTCCCAAGTATTTTTTGGTTTTGCAACCATTGTGTTTTCAGTTATAGATTCTTCATGAACCTTAACTGTTTCTTTTTTCTTTGTCATAATATAATATAATAAAAAATTAATAAATAAAGAAAAGAGGAGCAACTAGTGCTCCCCTTAATCTTAAAAGTGATTTACTTCATTAACATAAAGTTGTTAGCACCTTGAGTGATTAAACATCTTTCTGATAACATGTGAATCTCCATTGCATCAAGCGCTGATGTAGCAGCCCCAACAGAACCAGTAGTCCAAGTTTTCATTTTTCTATTGTCTGTTTGAGAAGCTCTATATCTAACGTGTAGAAAAGGACGCTTCATGTTCTTTCCTAAAGACTGGTCGTATACTGTAGATGTACCAGCTGGAACCATAACTCCTCTAATAGCAGCAGATCCAGCAGCATCATTAATACCGCCTCTTGTAGCTTTGTCATTTAAGTATCTAAAGTCAGATTTGTAGAAATCATAAGAACCTCTTCGGAATCCTGAGAAACCTAAATTTAATGCCATATCCTCATCATTGTCAAATACTCCGTAAGAAGTACCTCCAGCTCCGTAAGAATTCATAGAAGCCAACATATCATCAATAGCCAAACTAGTTGATCTATTAACAAACATCATGTATTCTTCAATAGCACCTTGTTTATCGAACTCAGCTAAAATAGCATCGAATTCAGCTAAATCAGTAGCAGCGTTAACACCAGTTACACCAGTAGTTACATTTCCTCTATCTTCAATAGCATAAAATAAACCTTCAGTACCAGCATCAGCTTCTGCGTAATTTGATCCTAATTCACCATCTACGTTTGTAGAGTTAGAACCTGGAATAGCTTCAAGCATTGTCATTTCTAAATAATCATTAAATCTAGCTCTTGTGTCAGCCGAAGCTTTTAAATACCATAGATATCCTGATTCTCCTTCTTCACTAGTTACTTCAACCCAACCAATTCTAGATGTATCAGATCCAGAAACTGAATAAAAATCTTTCATAATAACTGGTTTGTTAACAAAAGATTTGAAAGTAGGTTCATTAGAAGTTCTACTAGTTGATCCATCATAGTTATCACCTTTTTTAAATTCAGAACCGATAACTAATAATGTTGCACCACTAGCTGTTTCAGAGTGACCAGTTAACACGTCTTCGTCATAAGCTCTAAGACCTATATCTGCGCCGTCAACAGCTACTACCATACATCGTGATACTTTACCAGCGGATGCTAATAAAACAATATCGTGGTTTCTAACACCGTGATCAGCGATAGCAAAACCATCACCAGCAATGTTACCATCGATATCAGAGACAACAGTAAATTTACCTTTTGCCCCAGAAGATGATACATTACCATCTAAATCAACGGTACCTACTAATGAAATGTGTAATCTTGATTGTTCAGACCATATAACTCTATCAGAAGTCATAGCCTCTTCTGCTCCAACTTTTTCTAAAAAACCTGAAATAGTTCTTTGACCGAACACTTCAGCTTCTTTTTCCATTAAGTCAGGCAGGTATTGTTGCGCCCATCCTTCCGTGGATGTGCTTGTAAAGTCAACGTAATTTGATGATAGTGTTTGCTGCTGAGCAGATGGAACACTATTCAAATTACCCCCTGGATTAATTGCCATAATTTATAATTTTTTAAGTTAATTTTTCTTTCTAATTTTAAATGATCTGTTTTTAATATCAGAAGAAGTTTGGCCTAACACTTTAACTTTTAATCCACCAGCTTCGTATTCTCCATGCATTTTTCTAGGTTCTAAATTTATATTTTTATTTTTAGCAACACTAGCTTTAATTGCATCAGCTTTACCTTGCTCGTAAAAATGCTTAGCTATAGCATCGGCATTCATGGCAGTAAATAATGATTTATGATAACCCGCTGCGTCTTCAATAGTTGAATTATCTTCATTAGTAAACTTACTAACAAAATTATTGATATCGCTTTGAGTTGTTTTAACTTTATCAACATTTTTAACGTTAAACCTATAACGTTTATCTCCGACATTATATTCAAAACCTTTGAAATCTTGTCCAAAAAAACTATCAGTTTTATTTAAAAATGTTCTTTTATTTACTTCCGTTTGTTTCTTCTGTTCTTCAGATCGATTGAAAAAATCAATAGCCTTTTGTTGCTCTTCTGTAAGTTTACTTCCAGCTTTGATATCTTCATAATATTTAGACTTTTGCCTGTCTAAGTGGGCTCTAGCCTCGGCAACTTGCTCTTTAAGGGCTATTTTCTTTTTACGTATTGTTTTCTCATCATCTAATTCTTCGTCAATCCCAAATGAATCTTCTAATAAAAATCCTCTTTCTTCTGGTGATAAATGAGATTTTGTTTGCTTGTAATATTCGTCTAATACGTCAGAGTCGTCCATTTTTTCAACGTCCCTATTTAATTGTACATAGTCGTTTAAATCACCACCAGTTTCGTCCATAAATTCTATTAACTTCTGTATATTTTCTGGCAATGGTTTTCCGGTAGTTTCCATGTTTTCAATTGCTTCTTTAGCAACTTCTTTTATTTCTTCTACTTTTTCTTCTTGTGTAATTTCTTCCATTACTGGAATTTCTTCTACAACTTCTTGTTCTTTAGTTTCTGGAACTTCAACCTTTGGTATTTCAGTTTTTAATTCTTCAACTACGTTTTCTTTTTCTTCAACAACCTCTTCTTTTGTTGGAGGCGGTTTGCTTAAATCTATTTTTACAATTCCATCATCTTTAATTTTTTTCTTAGATGTGAATTTACCTTTTTCATCTCTTGGTTGTTCTTTTTTTTCAACAACCTTTTCAGTTGTTTTTTCAACAACTTCTTTGTTTTTTTCTTCCATAATAAAATTTTATAAAATATTAAAAATTAGAGACCGAATTTTCTCATACTCGCATCTCCACTAAGTATATCATTACCTGATGATTCGAATTTTTTATCAGTATCACCCTGTTTTCTTTGTTCAATCATATTCATCTGATGACTAGCTTGTCTATCAACTCTCATATCTTTTCTATCTTCTCTTTTATTTTCTTTTTCTTCGTCTGTTTCTTTTTTCATTCCTTCTAATTGAGAATTTAATTCAAATTCATATTGCATTAATTCTTTTTTAGCTTGAACTTCTGCTTGTAAAAATTGTATTTGTAGTTGATTTTTAGTTTGCTCTAATTGAGCTTCAGCTTGTGTTTTAGATTGATGTTTTTGCGCTTCAGCTTGAGCTGCCGCTTGCTGTTGTTGAGCATTAGCTTGGGCCTGTGCCGCCATATTTTGCTGTTGCATTTGCTGATCTCTTTGAGCCTTTGCTTTTCTTTTAACTTTTAATAATTGATTAGCAAGTTTAACATTTCTTACATTACGCAAATCTATTGCGTCATCTAAATCAATTGATTGCTGCGCTATAGCTGCTTGTATATTATTTTCAAGTAAAGCTTTTTCTTCTTCATCTGGTAATAATTCTATAAATATTCCAAAATCATGAAGATGCAATTCTGCCATTTCTTCAAGCGTTGCTACATTATGAGCGCCTATAGCTTGTATAAAAGCTTCTTTTGTAGGTGAGTATTCTATAATATCAGATATTCTTAAAGATAAGCATTCAGCAACTTCAGCGGTTACAAATAACATAGATTGTAATATATGCCTTGTTGCTGTATTAGAATTAGCAGCCGCTAATTTTTGCACACCAACTAAAGCATTTTTATCTGGAGTAGCAGCGTCTCTAGCTTCATTTAATCCTGTCGTATCTCTTATCATTTGTAAGTAGTAATTATAAGTTTGAATTAAACTTTGTATTTTACCACCGTTTACCCCATTGTTTATTTGTTGTATAGGTACTTTACCTGGATTTTGATCTCCATCTCCAGTAAAACTTCTACCAACAACACTACCAGTTTGGAAAAACATATTTAAAGCTTCTTGCGGATTATAATTTGTGCCATTACCAAGATCAACCTCTGCTAATCCATCAACGTCAAGATAAACACCATCTGGCACCATTCTAGACATTACCTGCTGTAACTTTAAATGAGTTAGTTGAATCATATCAGCAAAACCAGTAATTCTACTAACAATTGATTCAATTCTACCTTGATACATTCTAGGCGCGACTACTTGGTAATTCATTTTAACGCTACCAAAATCAGAATCTGAACGCATCATATTATCAGCTATTTTCCATTTTAATAATCTATCCGCACCTATTAAATAAACACCCTCATATAAAACTTCTACAGCTTTTTCTAGTTTACCAAAATCACCGTCCATACTTTCTACAGGAGGATTAAATGTATCATCTTTTTCAATTACCTTTTCAGCACCGCTACCTAATTTTTTTAATTTATATACGTTATTCATATGAGTTTTGTAATTAAAATACAAAACTTCTACTTGATTTTTATCTAACTCTCTTCTATAGTGAGAATGTCTATAAGATGTATATCCAGAGTTTTCTACTATTTCTTTTATTTCTTCCTCTGTTAAGTCAGGAAATTCTTTTACTAACTCATTTATAGGCACAATTTTTACTTCGCCTATATAATAAATATCATCAAAATATGGCGATTCTGTATGAGAATAAATTAAATTAGCCGGGTCAACATATTTTATTTTAACTCCGTCAACAAAATCAAAAGTTGTTTTTGTAGCACCTATACCTAATACTGTTAAATCATACAAAACTCTTCTTCTAATTAAATCATAATCACTGTTATCCATTAAGACATTGATAGCTTGCTCTTCAGCTAACTCAACAGCTTGCTTGTAATTAAGTTGCATATGAAGTGCTAGTTCTTCTTCTGAGTCAGGAAGAGATTCTGGTGGGTTTTCTGATATATCTATACCAAATTGCTCTTGAACTAAGTTAGTATATTCTTTTGCTCTCATATCACGAAGTATTGACTCCATATACTCGGTTCTTTTACTTATACCATACTGATCTTGTGAATATGCATTTATTTCGTAGTTTCTTTGTGACATTCCATTAACAACTATGTCTACAAATTTAGGAATAATTGGAACGGGCTTCCAGTCTAAATTTAAATAAGATAAGTCGCCATTAATAGATAATTCATTTTTATATTTTTGTATAGATTGTTCTCCTCTAGCATATAACCTTAATTGGTGAAAATTATTTATATTTCCATCAAACTTAGAAGTGGCCCCGTTAAACCACTCTTGTCTTATAGCTTTAGCTACATCTAATCCATATTTTTCAGATAGTTTTTCTAAATCACTTACTGCTTGTGATGGAAAATTTACATGAGATTGAATCATACTTTGTCTGTTATTATTTTAGATTGAAATCCTTTGTTATTATATTTGTGTATACTAATGTTCACTGGCTGTCTTTCTAGTTTTGGATTTGGTCGGTATAAATGCCTATTACAAGCCATTATTGCTAAACCAGAACTAATTGAAGCATCGTGCTTTGTTCTTTTATTTATATCAAATTTAGACCAATCGTTTAATGTTTCATTAAAATACATAGCGCCATAAGTGCCATCTTGTAGTAAACCAACGTGGTCATTAATATACATCTCAATAGCAGCTGCGTGAGCTTGTTTTATATCCTCACTTGAGTTAGGTATTCCACCAACTTCTTTTTCTGCCACTGATAATTTGTTCCAAACCTTGTCTGGTCTATTTATGCTAAATTTTCTATAACCTCTTCTTCTCAAATAATACAATAATCTAGGTTTATTATTTTCTGCTAATAATGGCATTCCATAAAATACTAATGCCATTAAAACGTCTTCAAAAAATATATCAGCTGTTTGCGGTCTTGCTATATATTCTAAAAAAAAAGTATTAGCTGGAGCGTCTTCCATTGAAAATTTAGTTAATCCATGCAAAGCCCCTTTCGACCCAGTGCCATCTACCGTTCCAGATATATCATACGAGTCACAACCAAACGCTCCCATATGTTCATTACCTGGGTATTTTACGCCATTTTTTAGTATAACGTTATTTTGTGAATTACTATTAGGTATCCAACTTACTTTAAATCTACCATTAGGATCAGCATTAAAAACAACTTGAGTATCTTTGATCCCATTTACCCATTGAAAATTACCAGTTGTTAATACAGAAGAATTTTTATTTCCTTCGTTGTAATCTATTTGTTCATATATTTTTACTAGATTAAATAGACTATTTCTAGTCTCATCCCTAAACGCATGTTCTTCAGTTCTAGGAAACTGTCGATAAAATTCATTTAAAGCATCTTGATCGTCTCTTAATCCTTCGGCTTCATTTTCCCAATTGTCTATTACACCTTGATCTATTTCTAGTCCATGCGGATCATATTTTTCTTCTTCAGGATTATTAAAAACTGGTTGTCCATATTCATCGATAAACCCCTCGTAATTCCACTCCATTGGTATAAATAAAGAATAAAGCCCTGATTTAGTTTGACCATTTCTATTTCTTTTTGTTACATCAGAATTATTATATAAATTCTTAAAGTTATCACCTCCCTTGTCTAACGCATTGGAAGTACTACCCATCATACACTTACCAACTATTCTACTACCTAATCTTAAGCAAGTTTTTGTAACTCTCCAGTTATTTTTTATATTATCAGGTCTCTCCCATTTACCACTTTCGTCATGTACTAATAGATTTAGCTTTTCACCGTCGTAGCTATTGTCACCTGTATTCTTCCAGTCAATAGTTGTATCAAGGCCCTCCATATCATCTTGATCTTCTCGCTCCCTCATTTTTTTACGAGTAAACTTTTTTGCAGGCACCCTATAAGCGAGCTCGGACTTTGGTCGGTCCATACCGTCTTGTATTGGTTTGAAGAAGAAGGGGTAATTAAGACTTATAGGTACTACTTTATCTGTAAACATCTTTTTTGCATCAGCGCCAGTCTTAGAAAGTATCCCAAATCTACTATCACTAGCTAATGTAGCTAAATTAACAGTTTCAGCTGAACTCATAAAGGAAAAACCAGAACGTCTATTTTTTAAATAACACATTCCGTAACTTCTTTTATCTGCCTTGCAAGCTTCCCAAAATATAAAGAATAATCTATTAGCCTCTCTAAAATCAGGAGCGCCAACATCAATTTTACTCCACTGTAAATACATATAATGTGTACCAGTTAAATAAGTTGGTTTACCATTATTCATAAACCAAAATCCTTCTTCTCTTCTTCTAAATTCTTCATCTATATATCCATAATGCTTTTCTTTAAAATCATCTGGATAATTTTGCCAATCAAATACAGTTTTAATTCTTTTAAAATCTGGATTAAACGGAAATTTTTTCCACTTTTGTTTTTTTTGATTATTACTACAAGAATACACTTTAGTTGGCTGTTTTGGCAATGCTATTCGCAAACCTTGTATTTCAAGTATATCACCAATTTGACCGCTCTTGCTAATAATAATAATATCATTTTCTTTATTATAGCCGTATTCCCATTTTTTAGACTTATTCAATCTTTTAATGGTGTTATCTCTTATAGGCTTTATAACCTTATATAATGTTTGTTTATACATTATTTAGATCTTCCTTCTGCAAATCCTTTAAACTCTATCTTCTTTTTAATATCTTTTCCAACAGGCTTATCGTTAAGCATGCTTTCTTCCTCGTGGATTCTATTTAATATTTCAAACGCATCAAATATAGCTAACTTTTTTGTAGCAGCTGCATTTTTTAATCTATCAGCAGATATGTCATCGTCAGAATCTACAATAGCCTCTTTGGCTACTTTAATTAATTCTTCAACTGCTTTTTGTCCAGCTTGGATTATATTCTTCTTCGTTTCCTTGATATTCATATTTAATTGTAATAAATTTATTCATAACTCTATATAATCTTTCTTCGTTAACAATGAATTCGTATTCACTACTAGGTGTAAATCCTACTAACTCTTTTTTATTATAAGAACCATCAGAATATTTTACTATACCAATTAATGGTCTTTCAGATTCTTGATTAAACTTATCTATAGCTTTTAATGGTTTTACAAAACTATAGCCGGGCATAGCTTTCCAATCTTTAGATTTATAAAGAAAAATTTGATCTTCAGATATAAAATATTTATTTTCTTTCCAATAAGATCTACTGTTTTTCTCTCTACCTTTTACATCATGCCATCTTCTAAATATATTATGATGTACTATTACTTCATCACCTACTTTTAAAGGTGATTGAAATAATAGTGGAGTAGCGATTATTTTTGCTAATCTATTTACATACTGATGATTATATACCTCTGTATTAAGTATTAGTTCTTTGTCGTCGACTCGTATATTGTTATTATACCTATCACCAATAGGGCTAATAATATAATCTTTGTAAGCATCATTCATTAATATTCTAAGTTATACTCGATTGATATAGCCATATTTTTATTAAAATCTTTCCAAGGTATTACTACGTTGTCTTTTCTAATATAAATACAGTACTTATCTTCTTCTTCTATTATATCACAAATTTTATGACCGCCGTAGACCTCCTGTCCTACAGCGTAGTGCATGGCATCGTTTTTATAATCTTTACCTATAGTAATTTTTCTGATTATATTATTTTTCATTTTCTTTTTTATTAATAGTACCATCTGTAACATTAATATCAAAAGTACCATATTCCTTAGAAAGTTTATCTTGCATTTCTATAATTTTTTTTTGAGTTAATCCTAACTCGTGTAATAGTGTATGCTTTTGACCTTCTAATTGTCCAATTTTAAATTGGATATTATTTGTCATATTTAATATCTCTTGTAACTCTTTTAAGTGTTCATCAGATATTTTGTCAACCTTAGGTTTAAGATCAACCATTTTTTCTTTTTTCATATTTAATTTAATTTAATTTATTAATTTTTTAAGGGCAAGCTGTAACTCTTGTAATCGCCCCATCACGTAGTTCTATGTTTATAGCAGTCCTAGTATCGCTAGCATGGTGTATTTTATAATGTCCGTTTGCTAAATTAAATTTATTATTAAGCCTCTTTCTTGAATAGATTTTATCACTTGTCGTTGGTAAGTTGCTACTACCATCATGATAGTACTCAACGTCTCCTAATGATAAAGCGCACGCACTAGTACCTTGTACTGCTGTGCCGTATACTAATGTATAGTCTTTTGCAAGTATAACTTCTTTACGTCTTTGTACTAGTATAGGCTTGTTTTTACCTCTAGCTTGACCCATACTGAAACTATTACCTAACGCCATTATGCCGGACCGTAATAAACGATTACACCATGCGTGTTAGTATCATCACTACCAGCGAGATCAACTAACTGAAGACTTGTCCATCTACCATATATTGTCAACCCTGCTGGAAACTCTACTGTATTAGCTATAGGAGCTGAAGTCACAGCGTCACCATCATTATCCTCACCATTTGCTAAAAATTGAGTCCCAGTTCCTATATAAGATACTCCGTCATCTACTGAAGCACTTCCAGATCCTATAAACTTAGGATCAGCAATTAACTTAGTAAACTTCATGGCTTCTAACATTGTTATAGCTACTATTACTTTTCCAGTTGGAGCGAATAGTTCTACGTTAGTGGCTTTTATATGACCACTACCCATTTGTCCGAAGTTATAAGCAACTCCTTGTGAATTTATTCCCATAATTATTTATTGTTATTTTGTTGTTCATTTTTTTTAGACGATCCGCCGAAAAAGAAATCGACCACCGTGTTGACTTTAGCACTCATAGCCCCGAATATAGTTGAAATAAAACTTATTTCAAATTCACCTAGTTCTAAATCTCTCATTACGAAAAATTTAAACATCATGAAACTTAATCCAAAGTATGCTGCTGTAAATAATGTTGCAAGGATCTTTTGAATGAGCGCATCGTCTTTGTACATATCACGAGCGCTTTTTCTATCCTCGACCTCTTGTTTAAAAGCTTCTGTTTCGGCATCGAGTAATAACCGTCTAAGAGC